CCCCAAGAGCATTTGTTCAAATTGGAATAAGTAGGGGAATGGATAAAACAGGAGGTTGGGATTGACAACAATTTTGGAAGCCAAAAATCAAATAAGAAAACATTTTGAGGATAGATGGAATAACAGAACACCAATATATTGGGACAATGAAACAACAGAAACCGTAAAAAAAAATATACCTTGGGTAAGGGGTTCTATACGTTTAGCTGTGGGAGGACAACAAACATTAGGTAGTCCCGGAAATAGGATGTTTAATAGATATGGATATTTAATTTTTCAAGTATTTATTCCATCTAATCAAAAAACACAAATATCAGATGAACTTGTTCAGGCTATTTTGGATATTTTTGATGGTGCTGAAGTTGGAGATGTAAATGTTATAAAAGGCAGTCCAACATTTGTTAATTTTGAAAAGGCTTGGTATCAGCAAAACGTTCAATTTAACATATCTTTCTCAGAATTTAAATAATTGACAAAATAGACAAAATATGTTAGTATTCAATAAATAATTTATCTTAGGATTTTAAAATGAGTGATACAAATAGAACAGCCTTAAGAATTGTTGAAGAAATTGAAAATGGAGTTATTCCTACAAATCCAGCATTTCTTGAAGTGAGAAATACTGGTGCTCCCGGTTTCGGTATTAATCCGACCACTGTAGAATCAGATGAAATTAGACCAGATAGGCAGGTAGCGGATATAATTTCTGTTGGTTCGGAGCCGGGTGGTGATGTTAACATGGAACTTTCTTATGGTGCTTTTGATAATATTTTTGAAGGGGCCTTTCAGAAATATTGGAAAGAACAGCCAACATCATCAAAAGGTGATATTGCCAGTATAGAGGGAAATCAAATTACTTTCAATTCTGAGAAGAATATATTCAAATCTGGTGATTATATTTTATTTAGCAATGCCTACGATGCTGAGGGAAATAATTTGCTCGTTTCTGTAACGGAATCTGCTGCGGATGTTTTAACTGTAAGTATTGATGTTTCTTCTATTGATGGAGTTAAGGATTCTTCAATAAAGAGAGTAGGCATTAAAGCATCTGCTGGTGATATTCAGATAGATGTTGGTGCAGAAAATAGATTAGTTTCTACCACATTGGATTTTACAACTCTAGGGCTAGAATCAGGAATGTGGATTAAATTAGGTGATAATTCTTCTACCTCTAATCAGTTTTCAAAATTAGAAAACAATGATGCTGTTCGTATATTGAACATCGTTGATGAACATCATATTACTTTATCTAATACGCCTAAAGGATTCGCTACAGATGATGGCGCAGGAAAAGAGATTATTATCTATATGGGTGATTTCTTAAAAAATGCAGAGAAAGATATCGACCCAACGCAAACTGACCCAATCTTATCTTATACATTGGAACAAGTCTTCTTAGACCATAAACCTATTGATTATCAATATTTTTCAGGAATGATTCCTGATACTCTAAGCATGACATTGAATTCAGCTTCTATTATTGATATGTCTACCTCATTCTTGGGTGCAACAGCTAAAATCGTACAAACAAGAGAAAGTGGTGCAACAGATATTACAGCTCCCCAATATCCTGTTATGAATACATCAAGTAATGTTGCCAGAATCGCTCGCGGTGGCTCTAAGATTCAGGGAGCAAACTATGTTAGTGAATTGACTGTAGAAATAAATAATAACTGCCGCAGAAGAAATGCTGTTGGTATTTATGGAACAGAATCTATCGGTCTTGGAGAATTTGCTGTAACTGGAAATATGAATACTTATTTTAGTAATGCAGATTTGTTACAAGATTTAATTAATAATGAAGAAACTTCATTAAATTACATGGTTAGAGATAATAAGAAACACGCATATATATTTGATATGCCTCGTGTAAAATATAGCTCAGGTAATCCAGATGTAAGCGGAAAGAATGAGGATGTAATGCTATCTCTTGATTATCAGGCAATTAGAGACCCGAATCTAGGTTATACTCTTGGAATAACAAGATTCGACTATATTAACTAATCCCCAATATAATCTTATAACTTTGGGCGGAATTTAGGGGTGATTCCGCCCACCCCTAAAGGAAAAGATATGAATATTTACGAATTATATAAAACAAATACAGAGAAAGAACAAAAAGGTCTTCCAGTAAAGTTTGGAGATGCAACAGTTTATATTGCTACCTCAAATTTAACTGGTAATCCTAAAATGGCTAAAATGCAAGCAGAATATATTGAAAGAGCGTCTAAAAGAAAAGGTGTTGATTCCAAACCTGAAGATCTCAAAGAAAAGATGCTTGATTTATATGCTGAATGCGTTGTCACTGGCTGGGAAAATGTAAGGGATGAAAATGGAAAAGAAATTCCTTATTCTAAAGAAAATGTTTTAAAAATATTTAAAGACCTTCCGCACTTCTTGGATGCTGTTGTTGCCTTTTCTTCCGACTTTACTAATTATCGCGAGAAAGCTATTGAAGATGTCGTAAAAAACTAACTGATGTGCTGCGTTTTAGCTTAAAGTATGGAAAAAATCTGGAGGCTATTTTAAACGCAGCACAGGAAGAAGGTGATGACATTCCTGAATCAATAAAAAATGCGCCAGTTCTAAACCCCGATTATGGTTTTTACTGGCGTTGTTTTTTAGATTTATCTACTGATAGGCCACAATCTATGTCAAGTATTGGCCCTATTCCTTGGAGTAGTATATATAGATATTGTGAAGCATATGATGTTAAAGAACAAATAAGTACAATAAGCGAAATAATAAAAAGAGTCGACAATTTTTATTGTGAAAAAATAAACAGTGATTTAGACAAGAAAGTAAAATCTAGTAATGTCAAAATATAATATAGAAATTGAATTTAATAATAAAGTAGCTATATCATCTGTTCAAGCACTTAATACACAATTAAACCAATTAGATGCTAAAATAAAATCTATAAATAAAAGCTCTAATTTTAGTAAATCTTTTTCAGAAGGAATTAGAGGAATAGAAAAAAATGCTAGACAAGCAGCAAGTGGTATAGATAAGTTAAATCAATCAGTTTCTAAAACTCCGGGTTATTTTAAGACATTACAAAGATGGGCGACGGCAGCTCTTTCTGTTTTCAGTGTGCAAAAAATAATAAGAGCTTCAGATGCTTATACCGAAGTAGGAAATAAGATTCGAGCATTATCTGGAGATACTGCTGATTATGTTTCTGTTCAGAATGAACTATTCTCTATAGCACAACGTTCAAGAGTTGACATATCAGCTACAGCACAATTATACACAAGACTAACGCAGGCGCAACAAAATTTAGGTGCTTCTACTGAAGATTTGTTAAGATTTACGGAGGGAGTAGGTAAAGCCTTACAAATTTCTGGTGCTTCTGCATTTACCCAAAGGGGTGTCTTGTTACAACTTTCTCAAGCAATGGGTACAGATATTGTCCGTGCTGAAGAATTTAACTCTATTCTCGAGGGTGGTATTCGTATTGCCAAAGCTGCGGCAGAGGGAATTGATGGACTAAATGGTAGTGTTGCAGCATTAAGAAAAAGAGTTATAGACGGAAAAGTTTCTTCTCAAGAACTTTTCAATGCAATTATGTCTCAGTTGCCTAAGTTAGAGGCTGAATTTGCTAGAACTACGCCAACGATAGCTCAAGCAATAACAATGTTTAACAATGAAATGACCGCTTGGGTCGGAGGGATGAATGATGCTACTGGGGCATCTTCAATATTAGCTAAAATAATTATTGATTTAGGGGCAAATATGGGTCCCCTAGCAACAAGTATTTTTGCTGGTGCTGTAGCTTTTTCTGCGTTATCAATAAAAGCAAATCTAGCCACAAAATCTTTAAATGCTTTT